AGCAAAATACTGGGAGTTCTACTACGTCGATGACTTCGACAAGTGTGCCTCAAGACAAACCTAAATCGATTTTCGATGTTCCACAAGATCAGATGATAGCCCAAACACGAAAGAAATTGGGCGTCCGATGATTCTAACGAAAGGATTAAACTATGCCTATCTCTAATGCTAACTTTCAGGTCATTGAGGAAGTACTACGTCAGTACTCACACGAAGCGTACACTACTTCCAAAAACATCCACACGACTGGTGTCGTAGGTACTCGTGAGGGTATTGACGGTAACTCAGAAAGCTATATTGGCCAGTTCCGTTGGTACAAGCCTCTTGAGCCGGAAGTCAACGTCATGTCAACAACTGACGACACTGAAGGTACAATGACAAACATCAGCACTAACCTTGCAAAATACATCAAGACCGCTCGTTCGCACGGTGCTGAGCAAGTTAACGTGCAACAAGTGATCTCTGGTGAAGACGGGCTTAAAAAGATTGCTCGTGACTTCGCACAGACACGTATGGAAGACGAAGGCAAAGCCTTCTACAACGTCCTACAAGGTGTTGCTCGTTCAGAGGTCGCCCTAGGTGATGCTAGCGATGCAGGTGAGGGTGGTCTTGTAGACTTTGATACTGACCCTGATGCCACAGCAACTGGTTTCTTTGTTGATCTCAACGCTTCTTCCGCCGTATTTGGTTCTGCTGCAACCGGTGCACCTGATCAGCGTAAGCTGTTTGATGCATCGGGTGTTGGTGCTGCTCGTGGTGAGCGTCTGTTCCAAGCAATTGGTATGGCGTTTAAGGACTACGAACCGGACTACATGTACATGGTTACCTCCCCGGAGACCCTTGCACAGATCCGCGCTGCTAACCTTGTTGATGAGGACCGAGTAACGGACGGTGAACTGGAATTCACTACTATCTTTGATGGTAAATTCCGCCTACTGCCTACTCGTTTTACTCAGATGGCATCGGTTAGTGCTGGCGATCTAAACGCACGGTCTACTAAGTGTACTTTCCTTCTGAAACCCAACTCTGTTTCTTTCGCTCCGATTGAAATCCCAACTCCGGTTGAGATAGATCGTGATGCGTCTGTCTACCTTGGTGGTGGTAAGACTGAGATCTGGTACCGTTGGGGTTACGTGTGGCACCCTGAGGGTTATGCTTGGGCTGGTGCTGAGGACGCGTTTGCTACTAACGCTACTTTCTCTGCAGCAGCTTCTTGGACACGTAAAGTTTCGGCTCTAAACCTGCCGATCCTTCCAATTTACCACGCATAAGCTTAAAGGAGGTACTCATGGCTTTAATCGTCGGAGTAAACAGCTACATTTCAGTCGCGGATGCTACAACGATCCTTGCTGATCGATTTGGCCTCTCAGACTGGGACGCTGCTGATCCCGTTACCAAAGCACAGGCTCTTGTTACCGCTACATCAGCGATTGACGAACGTCGTTGGCTTGGTTCCGCTGTGAGTGCCTCCCAACCGCTTGGGTGGCCTCGCACAAGTGCGAAATTTGTTGACCCAAAACTTAATTTGATTGTTAATCCTGCTAACGATGAAATCCCAGAAAGAGTGAAGCTAGCTACAACGCTACAAGCGCTCCACTTTATACAGTTCCCTGCTGCATATGCCTCTGAAGAGAGTATTGCGGAAAGCATAACTGTTGGGCCTATCTCGATTTCAGATAGTAACTCTAGGACAAAGACCGTTAAATTCCCTTACAAGGTAGTTGATCTACTTAAGCCTCTTACAGTGCGCGGAAACTCCGGCTATACTTGGTGGATGGCTAACTAATGTCCCTAGATTCAAGAATTAGAGGTGGAGTAGAGACTGCCTTCAACGCCGTTGGTGATGTGAAGAGGTCTGTAACTCTACAACCAAAAACCGTAAGTGGTTTTGATCACACTACTCAATCTAACATTGAAAGTGCTGCCCCTCCTGTTACCCGTCAAGGTATCGAAGTAAGTCGTTTTATTAGTAAAGACGGTACAGAAGAGGTTAAGCTACTTTTTAGGTATGGTGATGTATCAGAAAACACTTACCAAACTCTAACCTTTGAGAATAGAACCTATACTATCACTGGGTTTGAACCTACAATGAAGTACATTGTTGAAATAACAGCTACTAAGGAGAATTGATATGTCTAGTTTTAGACCAGTTTATCTCATTGTAGGTAGCTTAGTTGGCGCTTCAGGACTTGAAGCTTACCCAGAGGATTACAAAGGTAACATCTCTAACGAGAGCTTATACGGGAGATACTCAATCTCCTTTAACGACCGTGAGCGTGAAGACTTCGGTGATGGCTCTGTTATGGAAGGACTGATTTTCTTTAGGATCTTTTATGATAGAAACAACGGACATATGGACGCTGTTGACTACGCTGGTACTTTAGAAGATACGTTTGATCGTTTTATTAACAATACATTAACAATCAATTACTCAACACTTTCGCAACCTCAAGATGACCCCGACAATGAAGCACTAGGCATGATGGTCTGGCAAGCTTCATTTACCAAACACCTCTAAGGAGAAATTTATGACTCACATTAGCTCACTAACGTCTGGTATTTACTCGTACATGGACGTTTTTACAGGCGATGTTAGCGCTATCGACGGCGACTCTGTCGCTGGAGACTATGCAGCTCTATTCGCAGGCGGAACACCGGGAACTGACGTTCTACGCGTACCTTCGCCACGAGAATTCCCAGCCGTAGGTAACGCCGCTAACATTACTAACGTTCCTGTATTTGGCCAACAACAGTCCTCACAGGTATCAGGACAATCTGATGCTCCGTCGATGGACGTTACAATCAACTACGTGCCTAGCGATATTCTAGAATTTGAAGATATCAAAGGTCAAGAAGTTGCTTTCCGCTTTATGTTTGCTGCTGCGGCGGTAACAGAAGCTGATGGTACAGCTGCTACGCTGGATGTTGATAACACAGAGTTCTACTGGAAAGGCAAGATCGAAGCCATCCAGCCGACTCCGTCTCTGACTGACTCAAACACCGCCGTTATTAACATTTCGGTTCAGGTCGACTTTGTTGGTCCGTCGACTATCGCAGCTACCTAATTTATTGATTTTTAATAGTTAATTAGGTGACGTTAAAGAGGAGGCCCCTTCGGGGGTCTCTTCAATCAAGTTAGAGGAAGTTATGAACGAAAAAAAGTTTAGATTCAGTAAAAACTACGTCCTAGATGTAACTGCTAAACATATGATTCGTGCTGTTGATATCAGTCTAGATAAGACCGCCCAGCGTATGGAACAGTTGACCCCAGAAGAAGGTCAGGAAGTATTAGAAACAATTAGTGAGTTGTTCAAACTCCGTAAGTTTTTAAAAGAGTATAGAGAAAGGTTCACCAAAGATGAAACATCTAGTTGGTAAGGAAGTCACTAAAGAAGTTGACTTTATGGAAGAAAAAGTGAGCATTCGTAAACTGACGTTCGGTCAGATTATTGAACTACAGAAACAGATTAAAGCAGTCCAGACTAAGCCAAAGTCTAAGAAGAACGAGGAAGTGGATAGTATGGAGCTGCTTCGTATTGTTATTGGTGCTGGTGTAATTGGCGCGCAAGAGCTAAGTGTTGAAGACTACCAGTCTTTCCCACCTGATGAACTTAATAACCTAGCAACAGAAGTCCTTAACTACATCGGTCTAAGTACTGATGCTGTAGAGGTTGACCCTGATAGTGATGTTGATGGAGAAACCCCTATGGGAAACTAACCGATGAAGAACTCCAAGTCTATGAAATCGCTTTTCTTCTGAAGAAAACTATTTCTGAGATTATAGACATGCCTTATTCAGAGTTTGTCGGTTGGTGTTATTACTTCAAAGCAAGACCTCCCGGTTATGCAGAGGATATGAGGACTTACTATATTATGTCTTCTATGACAGAAATAAAGAAGAAGCCTGAAGAAATATTCCCAACCATTAGAGCTGTTGTTAACTCAGAAAAGGCTCGTAAGCCTGAATTCAGAGAAGGCGTAATGCCTGAAAATAAGATGCTTGACAATATGAGAAAAGCTAGAGGTGGAGATGGAGAGTTTAATCTTGAGGACCTTATTCAAAGAGGAGTAAAGAACAATGGTGTTCGGAGTGAGCATGGAAGTAGTGGACTTCGATCGAGAGTTGAGAAGAGCAGCCTTAGAGGTTGAAGAGATTGCTAGTGACGACGTCAATGCAAGAATGGATTTTGCTACCAACCTTCTCCGAGAAGTAACCCCAGTTGACACTGGTTTTGCCCGTTCTCGTTGGAGAAACAATAAGTCTATTTTCCGTATCGGTGGTCAAATTGCTAACGATGCTCCTTACATTACCTATCTTAACCAAGGCGGGTCAAAACAAGCCCCAGCTTTCTTTATCGAGAGAGTTCTTCAAACATCAAAACTTATTTAAGTGTAAGCCCTAGATGGCCCCTGTTATTAGGGACTGTCTAGGGCAATTTAATCCGTAACGTAGAGGAGAAGGATAATGGTATTACCCACAGGACCGGGGCGCGGCGTCCGTATTCGCGTTACGGCTGACACTGCTAAAGCACGTCAAGATATCCGTAGACTAAACGGTGACTTTAAGAGCGTTGGAAACACCGCCGCTAGTGCTACAAAGAACATTGCAAGGCTAGCCACTGGTATTGCTGCCGCATTCGCCGGTACAGCTCTTACAAGAGGTATTAACCGGGCAACAGATAACTTTGTTGACATGGAGAACCAAGTTGCTCTGGTTGTTGGTCGTGGTGAAGAACTAGCTAAACAGATGGATACGATCTACAGGATTTCTTTACAGACTAAAGCCCCTGTACAATCCACCGCCCAAGCCTTTAACCGTATGGGACAATCCCTAAAGGGTACTGGCAGGTCAATTCAGGACATTAATAAGTCTATTATCACGCTAAACCAAGCCGCTGCTATCTCTGGTGGTTCTGTAGAGTCACAGAGGGCTGCTCTGGTACAGCTAGGGCAGGGTCTGTCTGCTGGTACACTGAGGGGTGAAGAGCTTAACTCGGTGCTAGAGCAGCTACCTCGTGTCGCTACGGCCATCGCGGATAACATGGGTGTAGCTCGCGGCGCGCTTCGTGGTCTTGCGGCTGATGGTAAGCTGACTTCTGATGTTGTATTCTCGGCCCTGCTTGGGCAGTCTGAGGCTGTCGCTAAAGAGTTTGAGAACATTGAGCTTACTTCTGGTAAAGCATTTGTTCTTCTCGGGGACCAAGTAGGTAGACTTACTGCTGAACTATCTAAAGCGCTAGGAATTACTAGTTCATTTACAAATAAAATTTCTAGGTTAACAAATGCTATTGCTGGTAACAGAGAATCTATTGTTGCTTCCGTAGTAGAATGGAGAAATAGACTAGCAGAGATCCCAAAGATAATCGGTAGGGTTGTTAAAGACTTTGTTTCTGGTTTAGGGGTAATGAAAAAGTCTCTGTCTTCTTTTGATATCTCTAGCCTGTATGAAGGACTAGAAGGACTAGAAGGCATTTATAAAGGTATGATAGATGCTGCCAGAGTGTCTATGAGAACCATCTCTGATATCATAGAAAACAACTTTGGTAGCTCAATAGACTTTATAAAGGACCAATTCAACAGACTAAGTGATACCTCCGCATTCCAGTTCTTAGAACGAACTTTCAGAAATGTTAGAGACTTCGCTGTTATTTACCTAGGTGATGCAGCTAGAGTTGTGAGAGACTTTGCTTCAGACGTAATTGAATTCTTCTTTAATATCTATGAGAAAGTTGTTGGTAATTCTTACTGGACAGATACAATGGAGGGTATTGCCAACCTAGCAGATAAATATCTCCCGGTTGTTCTCAATAAAGTAAAATCATTCGCTAATGACGTTACTAGTGCCTTTAAAGCTATCTACAGCGCTGGTCGGGGGAGGTTAAACTTTGATATTGACCTAACTGCCACCGCTCAAAGTATTCAATCGATCAGGCAAACTATTATCGATGCTGTTTCTGGGGGATTCTCTAGAGGTGTCGATGCAATCAGAAGTCTTGCCCCTGAGATTAGAAAAACCTTTACTACAGCTATCCTAGCAGCGTTTACCTTTGCCTTTAGTACAGGGACTATCACTAAAGCCTTTGGCAAAATTGCTGATAAAATTGGCCCAGTGTTCCTAGCGGTTCTTGTTGCTAATCTTGTTGAAGCCGTAGGATCACCAAAGGTCTTTGCTGCCTTTGGTTCGATGGTAGGTGAGGTAATTGGGGAAGCTATCAAACAAATTGTGACAGCGCTTCCTGCTATCATCTCTGGACTTGTGTCCGCTCTGGGTGCAGGCCTTATAGGTCTGTTCAAGGAAGCAGGTATTGCAGGGTCTATAGCATTTATCGCTTCTTTTGCTTTACTGTTTCCTAAGACCTTTAAAAGTATCTTAGCGGCTGCAGCCCTAGGTCAAACCTTTGTTGATGGTCTCTTAGGTGTATCCCAACGTAGGACTCTTAAAAGTAGACTTGTTGGTCTCCTTTCTCTTGGTACTCCTCGGGGCCAGAGAGCAGGCCGTGGTTCTAGCCGTCGAGGACGTGGTGGGGGTACTGTACTTAACCCAGTGTTCCAACCCTTCTTTGATGCCTTTAGTAAAGATAATATTAAAGCAAAAGTTAACGCATTTGGTAATGCTGTTCGTACAAACGCTATTCCTGCTATTGCCGCTATGGGTGGTATCGTACAGAACCTTGCAGCTCCAGCACTAGCTAGGATGCAAGCTATCTTCTCTAGTCTTCCTACCTCACTAAGGCGCGCTACTCGTAGTATGGGTTCTTTCGGTAGGGTTGGTGCTGCGTCTATTGCTGCTCTTGTTGCCGGTGCAGGTATGGCTTCTGCCGGTTCTGGCGATGGAGCAAACGGGGTCGCTACCATTGTTGCTGCGTCTATTGCTGCTCTTGTTGTCGGTTCAGGTATTGTAGAGCAGGCGGTAGGTCTTGCTGGAAGAAAACTTGGTCTTGGTCTTGCTATTGATACAGCCAAAAGCTTTGGTTCTGCTATCCTTGGGTTACTTAGCCGGGCGCTCTTAGCTATTCCTACTCTTCTTAAAGGTGTGATTGCTACCTTAGCATTTAAGATTATTGCCACTATTACAGCTGCAGTTGTAGTTGGCGGTATTGCCTATACACTTATCTTTGGTGAAGGAGATACCTTCAGGGGAAAGTTTGATAGCCAAATAAACTACGCTAGACGTAAGCTTGGCCTCTTAAACGAAGCTACAGTTTCTAATGCGGTTGATGTTCGTTCTACGTCTCGTACCATTGCTGCTCGCGGTCAATTTGGTCGTAATGCATTTGAGAATAGAAGAAACAAAGAGAGTATTGAAACTCTTAACTTCCAAGCTCTTAGTGATGTTTCAGCAGGTAAGATCATTGACTCTGTTAATAGTCTTGAGGCTATCCAGATCAAGTACAACCAAGAAATTCTAACTTATGGTAGTGCTACAGCAGAGACTACAAGCCGTCTTGAGGCCGCTCAAGAAAGAACTACTGCCGCTATTGATAAAGCAGCAGATGAGGCAGCTAACAGAGATACAGGGGTTGCCGCAGCTCTAAGTGTTCAAAATAGACCGGGCTTCGCTGATTTCAGAAATCTTCTTAGCGATATTACCGTATTCCTTGGTGGGGAACAATCAGACTTCTCTAAACAAAGTGACATTCTTGCTAACATTGCAGAGACACTTGGGGAAGGACCTGTTACAGCGGAAGGTCTAACTAGATTTGCTTCTGCCCTTCAGATAAACCAAACACCGGAGCAAATAGAATCTCTGTTTGGAGAAGATACTGCCGCCCTCCTAGGTGGTATTGCCAACAGAGACCCTTCTGAGTTCTCAACAGAGTTTACCAACTCTATCAATGAACTGATTGTTGCCCTTTCGGAAGAACGATTTGGTAATGCGACACTTAACCCGATGAAGAGTAATTTTACTAACCCTATTCTTGAGCGTATTAGGGATCGTAATGTTAGAGATGCTCGTTCAAACTTTGATGAAGCCGCTCGTAGGAACCCTGAGCTTGTTGCTAGACAAAGAGCAACTGAAAACTTTGAGAATGCTGTAAGAGCACTTGAGGACCAGAGCCTAAATACTCTTGGTAACAGATCTTTAATTTCTACTTCAGAGTCTAAGCTTATCTCTGATGCGTTCTCATCTGCTCTAGCGGGAAGAGGAAATCTAGAAGATACCCTTGCTAGAAGACAAGCTGGAGACGCTACCGATGGTGATGTTGCTAGAGCTAGATCCTTCTTGGCTGAGGCCGAAACAAGCCTAAAACAGACTATTACAAGTGCACTACGAGATGGATCTGCTCAAGCAAACTTTACAAGACTAGCAGACGAAGTCGGTGATATTATTGATCCCGCTAAGATCGCTCAGATTGCTAGTGATGCCACTAGTTTTGGTATCCAAGAAGGCATAGAGACAACTAAGATCAGCCTTGGTGGGTTCTCTGATATCTCATCAACTCTAACTGAGCTTGAGAACGTTAGAGAGCAAATGGAAGCAATTGGTGCTCTGCCGGTTGTGACTAATGAGAATGCTAGACTGTTTGCAAATCTTAAGCAAGATGAGGCTGAGCTTAGTAAAATACTTGGCCTGCTTTCTCAATCCGCTAATATCCAGTTGTTCTCAGAAGACCTTGCTAAGGGCGAAGCTACTCGTGATCAGATCATTGAAGTTATTAATTCTGCTCTTGCCCTAAAAGGTATCTCAATTGATGCTGATAAACTTCTTAATGCTCCGGATAGCCTTATTTCTAATCTTGGTAAAATCGCTTCTGGGTTCTTGTCAGCTGCATTTGCTCGCGATACTCTTGCAGCAGGTGGCGAAGTTGATGATACAACTATTGACAAAGTAATCGAAAAGTTAAAGGCAAGAGGGAAGGCTCTTTCCGATGCTATCTCTAGTGGGGGTCTGAATACTAGCAATGGCGGTGGTGGTGGCGGTGGTACTACCAATACTCCTATTCAAAGACTGCTAAGTGATATTGGTCTAACAATAGAAGGATTAGTCGGCCTAACTGGTGGAGAAACTAACTCACTCTTCTCTTCGCTCAAGAAGATCGAAGCAGCAGAAAAGCGTATTAACAACTCTGCTCTTACCAATGTTGGCCTTCGTAAACAACAGCTTGATATTATCAGGAATCAGGAAGCTGAAATAGAGAAAATCCTGTCTAATGGTAATGTTAACTCAGCAGAGGCCGCAGGGTTTAGCCCTGAAGTGCTTGGTGGTGGCGCTGGAGCAATAGAACTCCAAAGAGAGATCAACCGTATCATTCGTGAGCGTGGTCTCATAAGCGCTAATAATACGGAAGAGATTGCGAGAGCTAACAATGAGCTTTCTAGCGCTCAAGCTAGACTCGACTCTATGCTGTCTACTTCTCAGAGGCTATCTGATGGGCTTAGAGACGGTCTGAGAGAGGGTCTAGGAAAGGTCTTCAAAGAGGGTGATCTTGAAGGTGGTATTATGGCTTTTGCTGATAAATTCTCCTCAACTGTTGTTGACACCTTCATTGACGCATTTGTTACATCCTTAATTGAGACTGCAGGTATAAAAGAATTCTTTGATGGAATTACCTCTAGCCTGTTTGATATTCTCGGTGGACTCGGTGGAGGAGGTGGTCTATCAGGTATACTTTCTAGTGCTTTTAGTTTATTTGGATTTGGAGCTGACCGTGGTGGTACTGTTCCTCTTATCCCGGGTGCTCAGGTAGGTAAGGACTCGGTCCCTGCCTTACTGAAACCGGGTGAGATTGTTACAACTACCCAAGATGCTAGAACTAATAATAGATCCACAGAGTCAAAGGATACTCAGGTGTTTAACATCAACATCACTGGTGACATCTCTCGTCAAACTCGTAAAGAGGTTCTTACAATGATCCCAGACATTGCCGGTGGAGTAGGGTCCTACAACAGGGAAGTTGGCGTATACTAAGATAATCCAAACTAAGGTCATCTCTCACTTCGAGGGGTGGCCTATTTTATCAGAAAGGTTTTGTATAATATGAAAAAATGGAAAGAAAAGTTTAACCTAAAGGGGGGAAAACTATACCATCAAAAGAGTGTTGGTAGGGCCAGAGCAGGGGCAAGAGCGGGCACTGATCATGGTGATGGTTATAGGACTGTAAGGATTGACGGGAAGGCTGTGTATGAACATCGTATTGTAAAAGAAATCACTACAGGTAAGAAGATAAGATCTGGTGATGTTGATCATAAGGATAGAAACAGATCGAACAACAAACCCTCTAACCTTAGGCAGGCGACTAGATCAGACAATCTGAAAAATAGGTCTAGTTGGGCTGCTAAAAAGCCCGTTAAAAAGTGAGAAAAACAAAGCATCTATAATGAACGAAAGTTCATCCTCCGAAAACCCAAACACAAGGAAAGTGATAAAAAATGAGCCTATTTATACTTAGGGCTATTAAGCTAAAGGGCGAAACAGAGTTTCATGTTTTTAAAGACATTGAAGGAAACTACGGAGAAGATAAGGTAGCAGTGTTTAATATACCAGCTGGCTCTGGTATCTACGTATCATTTCTTCAATGGGCGGCACACAACAATCACACTGTAATAGGAGAAAACAAAGGAGGATCCCGATACCCCATACATGATCCAAACTCAACAAAGATCATAACCGACCCATCTGAACTATAACCCCCAAAAAGGAACGATCAATATGTTGATACTCGATAAAGAAGTCATACCGGAACTTAAAGAACCTGTTGGCTTTTACTTCCATATGAAAGACAAACCAGAAGAAGAGTGTATTGCACTCTACACTGATGATCCCACCGAGGTTGTTGTGTTCTACTATGACGGGGTAGTTTCTGTTCAAAAATTAAGGCACTTCCCTAATGAAGAGATTAAGAGATTCATTTATCAGGGGGAAAAAATAGGTATCACTATAACCAAGGAAAAGTAACTATTCTGGACCGCCAATTACATCGAAGCCAACTCTGAGGAGTACTTTAAATGACACGTCAAGAAGCCTTTGACAAAGCTGCTCGGCACTTGATTTCCACAGGCAAGAAAAGCGCCGATAGTATAAGCTGTACTTACAGCGGGTCAGGATGTGCAATACGTCCATTCATCCCAGATGGAGAAGATCCCAAAAAATGGGACGGCTATGGGTCCATCATGGACATAATTATATCCAACCCCAAACAAGTCCCCGACTTCATCAAAGCAGACATAGACTTTTTCCAAGACTTACAGAGCACCCATGATAACTGCAACGATGGCAAAGACTTCCTTCCGAAGTTCATCAACAAAATGCGTTATCTTGCCACCGAATACAACCTGAACACGGAGGTACTTGACACATGACCCGCGTTTCTGTCTACTTCAATCTCCACCGCAAGTGTTTCTCAATCCGCCCTGCTTAAGCCCCATGTGCGATTCGGTGGTTAAAGAAGAACAAACTTGGTAACAAAGTAGGAAAACGTACGAAAAAAAGTGAGAAAAACGAAGCATCTATAATGAACGAAAGTTCATCGTTCATCAACCCAACGCTCAATGAAAGGGCACAACTATGTTTGCTATTGCTATCTCTGGTTTCGTTGCGATCTTAGGTTCTTTTGGGATCAACTTTGCTGCAATGAAAATTGCTACTGTTGTTGGAGCAACCGTTTATAACGCAGTATGGGCAGCCCCAATAGCTTATGCTTTTACTGCAATAATTGCACAGTTTCCAATTGTTGCATTTATTGTTGCTCTGGTTTAGAGCAATAAACGGGCTTTGAAAGCTAACACCTGAACATGTGTATAAACTGTTCATCAACCCAACGCTCAAGTTGCTAAAAAGCCCACTAAAAAGTGAGAAAAACGAAGCATCTATAATGAACGAAAGTTCATCGTTCATCAACCCAACGCTCAATGAAAGGGCACAACTATGTTTGCTATTGCTATCTCTGGTTTCGTTGCGATCTTAGGTTCTTTTGGGATCAACTTTGCTGCAATGAAAATTGCTACTGTTGTTGGAGCAACCGTTTATAACGCAGTATGGGCAGCCCCAATAGCTTATGCTTTTACTGCAATAATTGCACAGTTTCCAATTGTTGCATTTATTGTTGCTCTGGTTTAGAGCAATAAACGGGCTTTGAAAGCTAACACCTGAACATGTGTATAAACTGTTCATCAACCCAACGCTCAATCTTGTGGCTAGGAGGCCAACATGAAATACGATATCCAAAACCGCCACACTGGAGAAATCCAGTTTACGGCTGACTTTGCCTGCGCCAACGACTTTTCGGACTCAGTAAAAATTGGTCTGGCCGTAAGATGGGCTATAGAAAACGACGTCGATCTGAGCGGTGCTCTCCTAAATGGTGCCAATCTGCGCTATGCCAATCTGAGTGGTGTCAATCTGCGCTATGCCGATCTGCATGGTGCTCTCCTAAGTGGTGCCAATCTGCGTGAGGCCAATCTGCATGTTTCCAATCTGCGCTATGCCGATCTGCATGGTGCCAATCTGCGCCATGCCAATCTGCGCCATGCCAATCTGCGCTATGCCGATCTGAGCTATGTTGATCTGCGCTATGCCGATCTGCATGGTGCTCTCCTAAGTAATGCCAATCTGCGCTATGTCAATCTGCATAGTGCCAATCTGCATGTTGTCAATCTGCGTGAGACCGATCTGCATGGTGCCAATCTGAGCTATGCCAATCTGAGTGAGGCTGATCTGACTGGGGCCAATCTGCGTGGGGCCAATCTGCGTGGGGCCAATCTGCGTGGGGCCAATCTGCATGGTGCTCTCCCAAGTGAGGCCAATCTAAGTAAAGCTCATGGTATTTTGCGTGTTGGGCCGAGCGCCGACGGCCACTCTTGAGCGGAGCGGATAACGTTTGTAAACTTTATCGAAGCACAGATGTTACCCAATAAGATCTGATTAGTCAGGTCTTATTATGACACCTAAACATGTGTATAAACTGTTCATCAACCCAATCTTGTGGCTAGGAGGCCAAAATGAAATACGATATCCAAAACCGCCACACCGGAGAAATCCAGTTCACAGCTAACTTTGGCTGCACCGACGACGTTTCGGACCCAGCAAAAATTGGTCTGGCCGTAAGATGGGCTATAGAAAACGGCGTCGATCTGAGTGGTGCTCTCCTAAGTGGTGCCAATCTGCGGTATGCCGATCTGAGTGAGGCCGATTTGACTGTGGCCGATCTGTGCTATGCCGATCTGCATGGTGCTCTCCTAAGTGGTGCCAATCTGCGCTATGCCGATCTGAGCTATGCCAATCTGCGTGAGACCAATCTGCGCTATGCCAATCTGAGTGAGGCCAATCTGCGCTATGCCGATCTGCATGGTGCTCTCCTAAGTGGTGCCAATCTGCGCTATGTCAATCTGCATGGTGCCAATCTGAGCTATGCCAATCTGAATGAGGCCGATCTGACTGAGGCTAATCTGTGCTATGCCAATCTGCACTATGCCGATCTGCGTTATGCCTATCTGAGCTATGTCGATCTGCGTTATGCCGATCTGTGTGAAGCTAATCTGAGTGGTGCCAATTTGCGTGAAGCTAATCTGAGTGGTGCCGACCTAAGTAAGGCTCATGGTATTTTGCGTGTTGGGCCGAGCGTCGACGGCTATGAATTTTTCAGCGTGGTCAGGGATGACCAAGTATGGATTAAAGCCGGTTGCCGATGGTTCACATCTGACGATGCCCGGACTCACTGGAACAAGACTCGCGGCGGTACATCACTGGGAGCGGAGCGGATAAGCTTTGTAAACTTTATCGAAGCGCAAGCTGTTCATCTCCCCAATCTTGTGGCTGGGAGGCCAACATGAAAACTGAGACAATGACATCACTAACAAACAAATCCTGCACCCATAAAATTTGGATGGCGGGTGACGTGACGCTGGCAAAGATAATTGTCCGAGAATACTGCGACAAGATCGGTGACTGTTATGCGGTCACCTCTTTGGACTATATATACACCGATGGCGACGAAGCTGGGTTTTGTGTGAGTCGCATCCAGTACCCACGTTTTCCGATCAGTGAGGCTGACATACTTAAGCGAACCAACGAACTTGCAAAACTTCTTTGTGAGGGGCTATGCCAAAAAAGCTATACGGTTGAAGGCCCTAGCAACACTGTTTGGTTTTCGGGTGATGATGATAAACATTGACCGCAAGGTTGCCATGTAACAAGGTGGAAAAACGTACGAGAAAAAGTGAGAAAAAAGAAGCATCTATAATGAACGAAAGTTCATCGTTCATCAACCCAACGCTCAATGAAAGGGCACGACCATGCCACTCAAGATCATCCAAACCGGGACCAGTAAGCACGAAGATATAGATACAGAGTTGTTCACTGGTATCATCAAAGAAGATGGTAGGTCTACAGCGTACGCAACTGTCATCAACAAGAAAGGGATCTACTGTGATCTCATGTTTGACGATGGGTCTGATCCTTTCAGCTTTGCAAATGAAGGGGAAGTCTATATGTCTTACAAGGACACTCTTGAGTTCACGCTCATGACCTACGAGCTTTCTCAGTTTTAACGGGCTTTGAAAGCTAACACCTGAACATGTGTATAAACTGTTCACTATGTCAAACACACCAAGCTCAAGGAGCATTACTATGACTATGGCCATCATCAGCACTATTGCTAGTGTCACTATCGCTATCGCCCTCATCTACGGAGCTTTCGCAGTCAGCGTCACCTTCGGGTGGGTTGCTGGTGTGCTCCTTGGGCTGGGTATTGCAAAGAATATCATAGGGCTGATCACCCTGATGGTTCTTGTATTCTCGAAGACCGAAGCAGCATAAACCACGATAAAAGGCAGAAACTAAATTCTGTCCAAAAAATAACTAACAAGTCAGCACTAGAATGCTGGGCAAAATCAATCGTCGTCATACAAAAAGGAGCACGACATGTTCAACTTCATCAAAAAAATCGTTCGTAAAGTTACGGACAAAACAATCAAGTTTCAGACCCAGCTTCTGGACTTTCTGAAGTCGTTCTTCAAGACGACGAAAGAGGACGCTCCTAAAGAGGAAACTCAGGCGGAGGAAAGCGCCTCGACTTCCACTGATGAGTCTTCCAAACTGGAAGAACTGGTTGCTGCTAAAACTGCAGAGGCCGGAGAGAGAGCAAAAGCTTTCGATCCTCATTCTACTCGTCAAAAAGCACGTAAGACTAAACCTCTGCGTAAAGCCAACCGCAAGCCTCGTAAATAAAGGACACAACAATGATTAATCGTATCAAACTCTGGTTCCGCAACAAGTGGAACACTCTTCGCCGTAAGCCTGCTGCTCGTGCAGCTATGGCAATCTCTGTGGCCTGTGTTATGGGGGTTGCAGTCTACCTCTCGGTTGTAATGGCTTTTGATATCTTTGCCAGCGTGGCTAGCTCGGCTCTAGCTCTGGCTGTTGCAACCGTTGTGACTCTCAGCTTGTGTTTCATCACTCGTCTCTATGACGCCCACATCGAGCATCCCTCTCTTCACGGGCTTGCTACTTGGGCTGGAAACGGTTTCGCAGTTTTGACTGTGTTTCTAATGATGATGCCGCTGATCTTCCCCATGTCGATCTTGATCACAGCATGGGAAACGAGCAAACTTCTTGTCAAGGTGGTCTTGGCATGATAAATTTCATTTCAACCCTCTGTACAATCATAGTCACTATTATGGCTGCATCAGTCATTGTAGCTGTCTATACCATCGCGCTAGTGGTGTCAGAGGTAATCTGCGCAAAGAAGTAAGAGGTTCAATGAAGGAAACTCTGACAGACACCCGAGGTTAAGCTAATGAGCTTCTTCGGGTGTCTTGTAGTTTTGATAGAGAAAGCTGTTGAGTACTTGTTCTTCAAGTATGTCTGGCCTTCCCTAGAGAAATTCCTTAAACGTCTTATCAGGAAGGGAATCGGTCTACTGGTTATCCATATCGGCCCCCGACTGTTTAAGATGCTGCAAGTCATGTTAAAGGCTTGTGTAGGAATACAAGATATCCAAATAGCGTGATACGGATAACAACTCCCACCATAGAGACCGTGAATAGGATGTAAGAGGGTGGAACAATCACCCTACCGACGCTATAGAGATAACGCTGTTTCCGTTCTTTACGGGCACAGAGAAAAATTCAATGAAACAATCCAAGATGGAAACTCCGATGCGGAACTTCTTAGTAGATCTACTGGGTGTAAGCGCCCTATTTACCCTGCTTATTGCAGGTTTTTACATCACTCATGGAATCGGAGGATGACATGGCAAAAATAAAGGCGTTCCTGCATAGCAAATATATTCCCAAAGGAGAGTATGATGTTGATGTTTCTGAGACATATGAAGATGGCTCATTAGCTATTCATATCTCCAAAGACGGAAAACTGTGGTCTAGGCCTACAGCCTTTGTAGCTGGTGTTATGGAAAAAGCTGTTCCCAAACCCCTGCGTAGCTCTTTTGCCCTAGTTAAAGAATATTCAGAAAACGAGGGCGTTGCTAAAGCTCTCGAAGACGCTGGAATCCTAAAAAGGATGTGTACTATCCCAATAGGGTTTGGTTATGGCTATCTGTGTCAAATCAACGAAAAGATGCTAAAATAAGCTATGACGTGTCTATCGGGAAGTTTGATCGTAACCACACCTACAACTATCTAGCACAAATGTGCCAAGAATCCTAATAAAACCGTGCAAATCTGGTAATGTGAGTGATGTCTCTTTCCCCTCGCCCTTCGGGGCGGGGGGTAAATACCTAATTTTTTTTCAAGAGGCAAATAATGACAAATAACAAAATCCTAAAAACTAAGGAGATTACTGCTACAAACACCGAAAGTCTTGAGCGTAAAGTCGCTAAATACATTATGAAAGTTCGCCCAAATGGCGGGGTAGATCCCCTTGAATTCTTTGAATGTCGCGCCTATCTTAATAAACCAATCAAGCGTATGAGGATTACACACAGTGTCTAAAGAAATTGAAAACGCAGTAGAAACGTTCACGTTGTGGCGATCTGGTTTCGTAAATCGTTATCACTCACACCATGAGCATAGCCTCAGAAACTCGGCAGATCTCACAGACGCACATTCTGCTCGTATGGTGAAGCTGCTTTTGTCTCTTTTTAAAAAAGAAGTTGACCTACAAACAGTTTTGTATATCATTATGCATGATGCACCAGAGTTTGCAGCAGGTGACTCACCTCATCATGCTAAAAACAAATCTCCTGAACTAAAGAAAGCTCTTGACAATCTAGAATCTAATGAAATGAAGAGGTTTGAATTCCATTGTTCAAGGAGCTTTACTTACCCCGCAGCAGTTACAGACCGCCAGAAAGATATTGTCAGAATGTTGGATCAACTTGATAGCCTTCTTTTTCAAGCTTCTATAAAACCAGAACGCATGGATCAAGAGCTAACTCTGATTGCTGGCATCCTTAGTCAGGCATCTAAACTTGGTGTTCGTCAAGACGTGGGTCTTTTGATCGTACGAGCTTTCCGATTCTACGGATCAAACTATGACCTCGGATCAAACCCAAAGACAAGTGATATGGAAATGCAATCGGAGGCGTATCGAGTATGATTATATTCTACTGGATTCCCGTCATATTATCTTGGGTCGTCTACACCATAGTATGGTACTTCGATGCACCTTGGTGGATTGATTACCCCACATTTGGACTAGCTAGCGTTGTTTCAGGCCTAGTGCTAGTGTTCTTATTAATACTATCTAACAAAGACGGCTTCGGTCCAAGGTTCTAAGAGAAACTATCTGAAAGGGTAAGCTATGAAAAACGAATATCAAGTAATTACGCTTAGAAACGGTTATGAAATGTTTCTTGGAGAAAATCAACTTGAAGAAATCAATAAAGAATTTATTAAGAATGGAGTAATTCCTTATGAGCCTACTAGAAAAGTTGAAGCCAGCAAGGCAGAAGTCACAAAACAAAACGCTCAGTTCCCAGTCGTCGTTGGACTCATCAACGACAAACTGTCACACACCTACGAAAACAGTGATAGTGAAAGGCCAGTCGAAGAAATCTTCAAAAGCATGTTCTGGTAAGGCCAAGACGCAGGATCAGACTAAAGGATCGGTAAACCCTAGGTTTAACTTCTCTGGTTGGGGAAATAACCAAAACATAATCAAGAACGATCAGCTCCTTAGTTTCTCTATCTCTGGGACTGCAGCTCGTTACGGGGTTTCGAACTCTACTGCTTGGAGAACTACAAGGCTAAGGGAACCGACTTTCGGTAAAACTGGGGATATCCTTCAGGTCGTCGGAGACTACGATGATTCCTTTCGTATGAGAGCATGTCAAGAGGCTATTAAAGTAGGTCCTACTAAAGCCGCAGAAAAGTTTGGATGTAGTAAGGATTCTATTTATAACTGGTTAAAAGTTTACGATAACACTCATAACTACTTCCATAAGTAAGATAACAGGAGGCGGTGTGGAAGCATCAGAAACTCTAGAAGCCCTCGAACAAGACCTAAGTTACCGTCTTGAAAATCTTGACACCAGAAATGGTGCCTACTGGCTCACGGAAGAGAAACTATCTGCGGAAAACCTTATCGCCTTCAGTTACCCCCATGTTCTGAGAGCAATTGAGCGAAGAGGAACGCTGGTAGAGCTATCTGCTTCTATTGGTCGTAGGCTAAGACAAAAGAACAAGCTACCACAAGACTCTATTATGGAAATCCATGCTGGGTGGTTTATTGTAATAAGTTTCATAGACATTGGCTTGATTTCTTACACAAAAGAAAAGACAAATCGAAATACAAAGGTCTCTAAGCACAGAGCCTATGTTATTGTAGCAGAAGATTGGAAACGTCTCAAGACTCTGATTGATACAATCGATATGGACAATTGTGACATGTTTCCTGTCAATATCGTCCCAGCACCTTGGGTCAAGGGATATCCATATCATTCAACTACTGGCACACCAATTGTTAAAAGAGGGTCTGCCATGCAACTTGACCCATTTAAAAGACCCAGCGAAGAAATGGAAGTGCTTTTCTATGTTCTAAATAAACTAAGCAGCACTGGATGGAGGATCAACAAGGATGTCTTTGCAGTCTATGAACACTTCATGGAAAAATCCGAAGACTATAGTGAGTCTCCGTTCAAATATTATAGAGAGGTCGACAACAAGAAAAAACGGTCTATGCTAATAGAAGCGGAAGCCGTCCGAAAGCTTGCAAATCTCCACCTTGATAAAACTTTCTACCACTTATATAACTTCGACTTCCGTTAATCCTATGGCGGAAGTAAAACTCTGTGAATTCGGTAAACATCCAATGTGACAATACCGAGCCAAGCTAATTTTTAATTAGAAGGTGTAGAGACTATTATGTAGAGCCAAGTGGCTCGAAGCGCAGAGGCCTAGTATAGGTATGATATAGTCCGATCTTCTTAGTAATAAGGAGCAGAACATGCGAATATGGAAAGATATTAAAGGCTTTGAAACCGTATACCAAGTATCTAATAAAGGAGAAGTACGTCGTTTAGATACTCTTGTTCCCTTCAGTGGAACTATGGCGTTAAGAAAAGGTAGATATCTCAAGCCTACTAAAAACTCTAAAGGTTACCTGACTTTAGTTCTATGTTATAAATCAAAGAGATGCACAAAAACAGTTCATCAGCTTGTTGCGGATAGTTTTATCTTAAAGGTGCCTAGCTTGACACAGGTTAACCACATAGACGGAAACCCACTCAACAACAGCCTTTGTAATCTAGAAAGATGTACTCCTTCTCACAATCAACTTCATTCTTACAGGATGAATGGAAGGAAAAACCCAATGAGGAAACTTACAGAGCTAGAAGTGATAGAAGTAAAGAAGAGGCCTAATATGAAGAGGAAAGCTCTTGCAAAGAAGCTCAATGTCACGGAGTGGTGCATAAAACAAATAAGGGCTGGAAAAACTTGGTCGCATGTTACGGTAGAAGACTAACGATCTTCTGCGAACAATATGGGTAGGATTTACCCCAACACGGCATTCTTACATGAACAGTCTTCAGATAACGCTCGCGGTATCCTAATGCTGGACGAACCAGTCCCGCTAGGTCCTAACGGCCAAAAGTGGTTATACACCTATGCTGCAAATGTATGGGGAGAAGACAAGATACCGCTAAAAGAAAGAGTTGAATGGGTAGAAGATAACTTGCATTATATTAAAGATTACGCGCGCGATCCGCTTTCTCATCGTGGATGGATGAAAGCTGATAAACCTTTCTCTTTCTTAGCCTCTTGCTTTGAAATTGAAGCCTTGACTGCGTGGGAAAAGCGAGGTGAAGAATCAGAAGATTTCCCGTCTTGCCTACCGGTCTTCATAGACGGTAGTAACAATGGTGTTCAACACCTTGCTGCTATGTCCCGTGATGAAGAGGTTGCGCCTCTTGTCAATCTTGTACCTCAAGCTACCCCCGGCGATGTATACATGTTCATTGCTGATAAGGTATGGTCTAGGTTAGAAGACATGCGTAGCAAACTACCTAAGAAAGTAGTAAATAGATTTAGTGCTGTGCAAAGTAAGGGTATAGAGCTGCAAAAGAAGTACTCTGAAGCTCCTCTTGGGTCAGATCGTAAGGAAATTGCCTATAAGAATCTTATGAAATGGAAACAGAGTAATAGGGATCTTAGAGAAAAGCTATTCCCTGTCTATTGGCTCAAATTAACTAAGAAACAGAGGAGATCAAGCGTCAAGAGAAATACTATGACACTCGGTTATGGCGGTACCCCCTACGGTATGGGTCAACAAGTAATTGAGGACACCAGAGGTATTAGCGATTATCTGAGAGACAAGGACTATCTCTGGGGTATAATGTTAGGAGACTTAGTATATCGTACCTGTTATGATGAACTAAAAGGCCCAGCTAGAATGCTCAGGCTGTTTGAAACCCTTGCGGAGAGAGCAAATGAAGAAAATAAGCCGCTCACATGGCATACACCAACTACTGGGTTTCCAGTGGTACAAGAGTATCGAAAAGCAAAGGCTGTACGCGTACGCCTACAACATGGACCCAAAACTCTGTGGGTCCAAATTCAAGTTTGGGAAGAGAGTACTCTTAACGAAAGCAAGCAAAAAACAGGGGCTGCACCAAACATCGTACATTCGTTGGATGCTGCACACTTGGCCCATACTGTACATGATTGCTCATTTTCAGTTGTTGTGGTACATGACTCTTTCGGTTGTCATGCCGCCCATATGGAAGATCTCTTCTACAGGGTACGCAAAACGTTTAGACGGCTACATGAAATAGATCCTCTTAGAGAGATCTTAGAAGAACTTAACTCTTTAGATCTAATGCCAGAAAGAGGCAAACTAGATCTTAGCAAAATAGAGGAATCAGACTATGCCTTTGCATAATAAAGTAAAAGTAAATATATCAAGAGAACGAATTGAGAAGTTAAGGTCTCTTGGTTGTGCGGATTATATTCATATTGCTTTGCTTGAACGCATTGAAGAACTGGAGTCTGAAATAATAGCAATTTACAGCCTAGATCCCTGTGTAGAGCCTACCATAGTTTTTAAGGGTATGATGTTCTGGATAAGAGCACCGGGTGCATTCCAAGGTACTTTACCTAAAGATGCTGTTTGTCTGTTCAAAGTAATAGGGAGGGCTGATATTGAAGGAGCTATCGTTGGGATGGTCACCTATGATCCAGAGTCCGACTCAAGAGAGAAACTTGTCGCAATTCCGTTTGGATTGTGGCCTACAGTTGCAGTTAGGCAGTGTCTTCATCGACCCGTTTGACGACGCTCAGCACTGGTTGAAAGGAAAAGATGAGAAAAGAAGAATTAGATGAGCTACTTGACGAACTGAAAGAAATATGCGAGGATCTTAAGCTAGTCTACGTTGGACTCTTTTTACCTCCCCACTCTAAAAAAGACTATGTTGCAGTAGAACTAACAACCGCTAACCAGCACGCTAAACTTTTGAAAGCATTTGAGCGATCAGAATTTTGTGATATACTCTTCTGGGGTGCTATACCTTACATACACCCAGAAAGAAGAGAAGGACGTATTCTAGTTGCTTGGCCTGTAACATAAAATTAGGTGACGTTAAAGAAGAGGACAGCGCTAAGTGCGCACTATAAGAGAGCAAAATTTATAAGCTCTCGAAACACAGGATGTAATAAAACATGGCAATTATCAAAGATGCTACCATTTTCTGGTTGAAGGCTGACCCTAACAACCCTGTCAAAATCGGAGACGATAACGATGGTAATCCTCGTATGGGTTGGGAAGTCGAACTGCGAACAGAGGACAAGGCAGAGGCCAATAAGTGGCGTAAAGAGTATAACGCTACTAAACATGTAAAAGCTGTTCGAGAAGACAAAGACGATGAAGAGTCGACTATTCTTTTCTATCGTTGGAAGCTTCGTCGTAACCAGTTTAAGGCAAACGGCCAAGAATCCAGCCCGCCTGAGATCCTTCGCGGTGATACAGGAGAGGCCTTCAGCGATCCTAAGATCGTTGGTAATGGATCGATTGGTGATGTTCGTATCTTCACACGAGAATACACGCACGATGGTGTGACTAAACACGTTCATTACTTTCTTGGTCTCTCTGTTAAAGAGCTTCACCGCTATGTACCTCGGCCTAAAGAAGAGTTTGAGCACGTCAACTCTATGAAGGTTGTTGATCCAGATGGTGACGAAGATGGTGATGTTGGTTCTAAGGCACTAGAGAAAGCTGACGCCCAACCAAAGAAGGGTCGAGCAGCACCAAAGAGTAAAAAGACTACACCAAAAGATCTTGATGACGAAATCCCTTTTGACCAAGGGTGATAGGCCATGAATACCACCGAAGAGTGGCGTCTATCCCCCAGCTTGACCGATTACATGGTTAGTTTAGAAGGTCGTGTAATGCTTACCGGCTCGAAAGTATAAATAACAAAAACAAGGGGGGGCTATAATAGCCTCCCCAAACAACTGAAAGGGTTGAGAATATGTCTGAAAGATTCATGGAGTTCTACAGCGGTAATCTAAGCCTAGTAGATGAAAATTACAGCCTACACTTTATTGAGAGTGGACCCTGTGCCCAAAAGGGTTACATCATGCTTATTAGAGATGGGTGTTATACTATGGTTGATATGCGAGCGCATATGTCTTTAATAGAATCGAATGCTCGTTACAATAATATCGACATCTCTAACTGGGAATGGTGCTCTTGTGAAGTATTAGACGATCCTTATAAATGGGCTTTCTTCTTTGGGAAAACTTATGGCAACGAATGGAAGGACAATCCTATGGCTTTAGTAGAGCTTAAAACAAAAGAACAAATTATGATGTGTCGTGACCAGTTTGAAGAACGAGCGGCAATCATGGCAGAGGGTAACCACTGGTCTCAAGACTTTGCTGCAGACAAAGTAGCACGTCTCTACGGATACATTAGCGCAGAAGCCCTGCGTTATGATCTCTCTAAGGCACTTGATGAAATTGAAGAAGAAGCTTATAATGGATGATATCTTTGAAACTAAAAAAAAAAGCGCCGTTTGAAAAGCAATTAGCAGATGTTAAAGATGAAGAGGTCTGTGTTGGTTGGTGGGCCCCCCACGTATTCAGTGTCAAGAGGTGGAGAGATGTAGTTGCCCGAAACGGAACAGAGAAAGAACAAACTTCAGCGTTGATAGGACTTAGAGGAAAGATGTATGACACAGAGAGACGCGCAAACTTTTATAACCACCACAAAAAAGAGGCAATCCCAGTGTACGCTAAGAAAACAGACCTTCTCCAGAGTGAGAAGGAACAGTCTTAACTATAACTAAAGAAGAGGTATTATATGACAACAGAACGTGAAAAAGGCCAAAACTCGGTGCAAGCTAAGCATCACCAACTGATTCCGGCAGAGGAAATGATCCGAGCCTTGCAAACTGGTAGGGACATTGGATACAATGACCTTGCTGCCTACATTGGTAGTAAGATCAATCCCTATGTTACACCGAGTGTGGTCAACGCACTAAAGTATCAAACTCGTCTCGGTCGAAAAGATGATGAGCGTATTGAGCTAGAAAAGGCAATCTGGTATCTTATGGATGCTCACAACCGCATTTCTGATACACAGAAACAGCCACGGGAATTTGCTCCTTGGGCACACATGGGAAAGATTAAACAGTGTAAAGACCTTGGTGTAGACATGAATCTCTTTTATCCCGGTATTCCTAACGAGACTTTCCAAGGAGGAGACGAATGGCTAGACGAAGGTGTGTCTACGACACTGAAGCAAACGGGTTCCTAAGAAGCGCAGACAGATGGTTCTGCGGCGGTATTATAGACCTTGATACTAAGGAAGAAAAATGGTACGGTCCTCTCGAATTTGAAAAGTTTTTAAGAGACCTATGTACATACGATGTCCGCGCTGCTCATAACGGCGCGGGCTACGACGAATACCTACTTATTAAGCTAGCAAGACTTAACGGTATAACATGGTACAAGCATAATCACGATAAGTTTGTTGATACCCATGTTATGTCTAGAGTGCTCAATTATAATAGGTTTGATGCTTCTGATCAGAACTACCAAAACTATCTAAAATGGCGGAATGAACAGGGTGATTTTGGTTTGTTTAAAAAACCTAAGCTTGTCATGGGTGATAGCCACAGCCTTGCCCGATGGGGTATTCACCTTGACAACTACAAAGGTGAATGGACAGACTTTACTAAGTTCAGTAAAGAAATGTTTGAGTATATGAAACAAGACGTTCGTCTTATGGTTCCTATTTATAAAGAACTACTAGGCGAAGTAACCCATATAGTCAAATCAGGGCAGAAGAACATTGTAAGAGCTATCCAAATTGAGACAGACTCTGCTAGAATTGCCGCAGAACAACTCATTAACGGTTGGTTAATTGATCGGAGAAGCGTTTGTGATGTTATCGATAAAATTGACAAACGTATGGATGAGATTACATCAGAAGTTAATCCTCGTCTTGGTAAAGAGCCTCAGAAGATCAGTGGAGATCGGAAAGGGTATAAATCTGACACCATAAGATACACAGACGAGTACGATCACGACAACTTCACTGGTGGCTTTGCTAAGAAATGGGCTGTTCAAAAGAATGGTCTGTTCTCGAAAGCACTTCGTGAAACCTTTGACTTACCAAAGGATGCAGGTAAGAAGAACAACTACGGTGTTTGGGGTGATTACTGTCGTGTAACATTCCGTGATGCTGATATTGGTTCTACAGACTCAGTTAAACGATATCTATGGAAAATTGGCTGGGAGCCAGATGACTGGAATGGTAAGTGGGAGTTTGACGAAAGAGGTAAACGTTATTGGAAAAGGACTTCCCCAAAAATTACTAGTACTTCGTTAGAGTTGCTTGATAACGCAGGAGACATTAATGAGTTTTACACTCTAAGGTCTCGTAAATCAATTATGGATGGATGGGAAGATCATTTTTCTGATGATGATCGTCTCCACGGAGATGTTATTAATATTGGTACACCAACCTTTAGACAGACTCAGTCCGTTATTGTAAATCTACCATCAGGTAATGCTACACTTGGGAAAGAAGTCAGAAGCCTCTTTATTGCTGAAGAGGGTTGGTCTGTTGTGTCGGCTGACTCCGCTGGTTGTCAGCTAAGGCTTCTAGCTCATTACATGAAAGATGATGAGTTCCTAAAAGAACTTCTCGAAGGAGACATGCATCAGAACAATGCTAATATTCTTTCTCGTAGTGCTACATCTATTCTTAAGTCATCAACTATTGTCAGCCGAGCAGATGCCAAACCCTTCATTTTTGCATTTCTTTACGGTGCCGGAGGGCCTAAACTTGCCAAGATTCTAAAGCTTCCCGAGTCTGTTGGTTTCCAACTTAAAGAGGAGTTCCAAAAGGCTTATCCAAACCTCGATAGCTTGATCAATCGTGTTAAAAATATCGTAAAAAAGCAAGGATTTATCGTAGGTCTAGACGATCGACATATCTATTGCAATCAGCCTCATAAAGCTCTCAACTACCTCATCCAAGGTGCTGAGGCAATCGTTATGAAGGCAACTATCTCCATGATTTGGCGTAGGTTTAAAGAAGAGGGCATTGCCCACCGATTCCTATTGTTCTATCATGATGAGATCAATATTGAAGTAAGAAACGATTACGTTGAAAGAGCAAAAGAAATCATCATTGAGAGTTTTAAGGAAGCCCCGAAAGAATTCGGTGTTGACATTATGGTATGCGGGGATTGTAAAGCTGGAAAAGACTACTTTGAAGTCCACTAATCATAATAAGAAAGATAGGGTACACAATCAATGACCAAAGTTAAAAAGATTGACGACACTTATAGCATTGAGTTCAACAAAAACTTTAATGATAAACCCGGTAGAGTCTTGAGACATGGTTACTACACAGGTCTGAACTTTCACCATGACCTACCAAACTTCACTCTTTCTATGTGGTATAGAATTCTAGAGCTTGAAGAGTTCGTAAAATCGAAAGGTCTAAATGTCCCATAAGACTAAAAACAAAAAAGAAAACAGGCTACCAGACATATTGATTAACGTTGAGAATAAGTCTGGAGTCAGAATTATAGACTTCCAAAGGCAACCTACTGGAGACCCTATGAAAGTGTACATATCAAGAGATGGGGTTCTTCAAATTGTTCAAAACACAGACTTTGGAGTAGACACAGTCAGGTTTGACGTTAGGTGTCTTGCAGCACTCCTAAAGGCTCTAGGTGTAGATTGGGAAAATGAACTTGAAGGAAACTTCTCTCTACACCCCCAAAAGTATGGGGAGAAGGTATAAAAGAATACGCAGTGGAGAAGAAACCAAAGAATATCAAAAAGGTTAATAGGTTGCATCCTCTCAATGGAGAAAAAGAGTATCACCCGGTTACAGGACAGCTACGTCCAAGACCTTTTGAAAATGAAAGAGTCAATGACTGGAAATGGTTCAAACCAAAGACTATTCGCGGGGCAAAAAAGTAAACAATGGATACTAATATGAACAAATACGAATACGAAATTACCCACGAAGAGGGTGAGGAAGAAGAATACACTTACCGATTCCGACTAGAGGTAAAGTCTTTTCCAAATGTTGCAGTTGCTCTTAATGAACTAGCATCAAAGAAAGGGACAGATTACCCAATTGAGATTGTATCGGATTTCCCAATTGGAAAAGATGTTGCTTTTCAACAGGCTTATGAGGGGGTGATGACTGAAATCCTAAGTGCTGTAATGCAAGGAATTGATCTTGACCTAATTTCAAAGGAAGATGATAATGCAGGAAGTAATCCAGTATAAGCCAAAGAACAGGAGACTCTTAATCGATGGTGATATTCTTGTTCACATGGCTTGTTGGCAAAAACCAGCATCTAAGGCTGACTTAGAAGAGATGGAGTGGAGAGGTGCAAGTCTTAAGGAAATAGAAGCAGCAAAACAAACCTATCAGCCTTCAATTGAACACGCTCAAGACCGTTTTGAGCATTTTGTAGAGCACATATTCGAGAGCCACTACATACCAGAAGAAGAGGCTGTGTACTCAATGGCAGTTGGCAACTCCCAGGATAACTTTCGAAAGAAAATACATCCAGAGTACAAGCTTCAAAAAGCAAGGGCAACATCTAATAAGAAAAGAGCGCCTTATATTGATGAGCTAAGGTTCTGGGCAGTAGATGTATTTGATGCCCATTACTGTCAAGGTTACGAAGCAGATGACGCTATTGGTGTCTGGGCTACCAAGCTAGGAGAAGATAACTATGTTGTAGTCACGGTTGACAAAGACCTAGACATGATACCCGGATATCATTTAGACCCAAAAACAGAGGTTAACGCTAAGAGGCGTTGGCACGTCAATGAGGAACAAGCCGATATATTTTTCTGGAAACAGATGTTGACCGGCGACTCCATTGACAATATTCCGGGTATAGAAGGAATAGGACCAATCAAGGCAGGTAAGATTTTGTCGGGCTTGACAACACCACAAGAACACAAAGAGGTGGTAGTTTCTAAGTATGGTCTTAAATACGGTAACGAGGGTTTCAAGAAGCTTTTGTTCAATGGTAGTCTCCTTCATATCTGGAGGACAAAAGGAGACATTTGGACATTTGACCCAGAAGAATACGAAGAAATCACCAATTCCCACGCCGTTATTGTCTAAGGACAACCTAGGCCACTGGTCATTCCGAAGAAAATTTAGAACTTCGGAGTGGTTTGGGTTTGTCTATTGTATCACAAGAAAAAGTGACGGTAAATTTTACATTGGCAAGAAAGTGTTTAGGTATAACGGATTAAAGAAATCACCTAAATACGGAAAAGAACATTCTTGGAGAACCTATGCGGGTTCGTCTAAAAATCTTAAAGACGATATAAACAAATTAGGAAAAGACGCATTTGAGTTTGAGATAATTGATCTCTACAAAACAAAAGGTGGTCTTTACTACGGAGAGGTTTACCTGCAAATGCTCTCTGACTCTATAACCTCTACCCTTCCTTCGGGGGAGTACGCTTCATATAATCGTGTTATATCAGCAATTAAATTTGTTCCTCACGAAAACGTTTCCTCGGCTACAAAAAAGTATGCTGCTAAAATTAAACGTAAGATCCTTGAAAGGAATAAGAAAAATGAAATACAAAGTAGTTAAGTGTTCTGATAGGTATATATTGGAGAGCCAAGTTAATAGTCTTATGCAAAAAGGCTATAAACCTATTGGTGGGGTGTCTTTCTTGGGAGATAATAAATTTTCCCTTGAGAGTTGGACGCAGGCTATGCTAAAGGAGTAAAATGCCCAAGTATAATCAGATTTGCCCCGCTCATGGGGGTAACAGCTTCACAGTCTTTGATGATGGTGGTGGTTACTGTCATAATGCAGAATGTGGAGCAAAGTTTAAATCAGGGTCGTTTGATCCCGATACTGGAGAGGAAATGGGTACCGGAGAATATAAAACAAAGGAGGAATACTCTAAAAAACCAAAGGGTTGGTCTGATCGTAAAGACCCTAAGTTTGCCAAAGCTGTATTTGATGCCTATGACTCGGATAAATACGAGTTGAAGAAAATATCTCTACGAACAATGGAGCTATACAACTGTAAAGTATCCTACTTTGATGATGGAGACCAAGAAGCAGTTTATTATGCCTATAACATTGATGATGGTATTCCAAAAGGCTATAAGAAGAGAGTTCTACCTAAGGATTTCTCTGAAGGCACAGTAGGTGAAATGAAAGGCTTGTTTGGTTGGGGTCTGTTCCCAAACAAGGGTAAGAGGGTAGTAATCACCGAAGGTGAAGACGACTGTATGAAAGTACAAGATGGCAACTACGGCATCTATAAAAGACACTACCCTGTTTACTCTATTCAAAGTTCCGTTGCAACAAAAGACTTAATTGACGTAAGAGAGGAACTCAGGAAGTTTGATGAGATTGTTATCTGGTTTGATAATGACGGACCCGGTCAAAAAGCAACTAAAGAAGCCGCTAAGATACTTGGCTACGACAAGGTTAAAGTTGTTCAGACAGTTGATGGTGTAAAGGATGCTTGCGACTATGCAAAAGAGTATGGCATAGACCACGTAGTTTGGGCTATTGCTGATGCTAGAGAGTATTCTCCTGCTGCTATTCTTAACGGTAAAGACCTCTGGGAAAGGCTAGAGGCATATAACAATAAACAGTCTGTACCTTACCCAGACTATATGGAGGGTCTAAACGAAAAGCTTAGAGGTATACGAACTGGTGAAATTACCCTTTGGACCTCTGGCACAGGCTCTGGGAAGTCTACCCTAATGAGAGAGATCGTTTACCACCTACAGCAGGGTGTCTCAGAGGAGACCGGAGAGGCATGGGTTCACTCCTCTAGTAGGGTAGGTATCATCAGCCTAGAGGAGTCACCAGAGGAGTACACTAAGAAGCTCTCTGGTATGGCTATCAACAAGAACCCCTCTTACGAAGATGTCCCTATGGAAAACCTGAGAGAAGGCTTTGATAAGGTCTTCGCAGATGGAGATATTCTGGTGTTGGACCATCAAGGCTCTATCAGCGACGGGTCTATTATGGACCACCTAGAGTTCATGTGTCTGAAAGGTTGTAAGTATCTTTTTATCGATCACATTACAATTCTTGTTTCTGAAGGTTCAGACGGGCTTACTGGTAATGAAGCCATTGACAAGATTATGAACAGTCTCTTGCATCTAGCTAAGAAGTATGATGTGTGGATTGGTCTAATCTCTCACCTTCGTAAAAGAAACAACGACCAGAAAACTTTTGAACAAGGTCGTATTCCGTCCCTAGACGACATCAAAGGTTGTTTAGCTTATGACACAGAAGTATTAAGCTATAAGGGTAGAAAAGTAAAAGTACAAGACATCAAAGTTGGTGACAAGCTCATGGGTCCAGACTCATTACCAAGAACAGTTATGAGCCTAAAAACCGGTGAACAACGTATGTATAAAGTATCTAACAAAACATCAAAAGATTATTTTATCTGTAATGAGAACCATGTATTGACTCTATCAAGAAATAATAGAATGTTTGATATGAAAGTTAAAGACTTTTTAGATAAAAGTAAAAGCTTTCAGGTTAGGTGTAAACAACACTTCTCGGAAGGGTATGAACTAGATAATAAGGATCTTATTATACCCCCTTACTCTTTAGGGGTTTGGCTTGGAGACGGTTCTAAGTCTGCTTTCAGGATCATGGATGCTTCTGACTTAGGTATTGCAAAAAGGGTAAGCAAAGAATTGAATGCAACTTTGAAGACACCATCTAATAGAAAGAAAGAATATTTCAACTTTGTAACTACTACAAAAGGTGATTTACTCAATAAATTAAAGCATATTGGTGTTCTAAATAACAAACACATTCCTCCTGACTATAAGTTTAACTCTAGGGAAAATAGAATCCAGTTAATTGCCGGGTTAATAGATACAGACGGAACTTACTCAAAGAAAGACAGGTGTTTTTATTTTTACCAGAAAGATAAAACAATGGCGGAAGATGTAAAGGACATTGCAAGGTCTTTAGGTTTTTATAGTACTTGTCGCCCTCAAAAGATAACTTCAACAAGCTATTCTTCATATAACTCTACTATTTACCAAGTAACGATTTCAGGTGCAATAGATAAGATACCTTGTCAAAAGTCATCAAGAGTACCACCTAGTAGGAAACGTAATGACTGTCTAAAAAGAGGAATTATCATTGAGAAACTTAATGAAGATAGGTACTATGGCTTTACCTTAGACGGAGACGGTAGGTTCTTATTGGGTAACCATATAATCACCCACAATTCTGGTTCTATCAAACAGATTTCTTTCGACGTCATTGGCTTTGCAAGAAACCAAGAGTCAGACGACGATAAAGAGCGAAACACTATGATGCTAAGTGTACTCAAGTGTCGCTTCACTGGCCAAACCGGCCCTGCTGGTAAGCTATATTACAATCATAAAACTGGAAGGATGCAGGCTGATACAGACAAGCTCATGAGAGTAGAAGAAATGAAAGAAATCTAAAATTAAAAGGACAATACAAGTAAGTGATAATCTGAGGGCGTTACTTAACTTCTTTGGTGGCAACATTGAAGCTATAAGGAGCTTTGTAAATTGGCACTGGGTCATGGGGACTTACCCGGCAGAAACAGCACGAGAAGTGCTAAAGGAGCTAGATAAGTATGAGCAATCAAAGAAAAATTTAGGTGACGTTAAAGATGAAGAATAACTACGGTGGGGCAGGGTAAGGAACCTGCCTCATTAAATAACAAATTAGTCTAATAACTATCTAGGAGATAAGATGTCTGAGAAAAAAACTGTTGAACACAACTACAGGTTCGTAGGGTTCCTGCAACTACTAACCCTGCTGTTTGTGGGTCTTAAACTAGGCCAAGTTGGTGTAGTTGCATCATGGTCTTGGTGGTGGGTACTTTCACCTCTTTTGATCCCGCTTGCTATTATCCTCATCTTCTTTGTGTTAGTTGTCATTTGGTTTTACCTTAAAAAGGGAATGTAACAATAACCCTGATGTAGGAATACAGCATGAAAACCGAAACTATATACCAAGTTGACTATCGAGTTAAGTGTGTCATTGAAAAGATGTCAGGACGCCATTTTTCAGTATGTGGAAAAGACGCAGTATGCAGAAGTTATTGGTTAAGCTATGTTAGGTTGACGAATAAGGTTTCTCCTAAAACACACTTCAACGACAAAGCTCCAGAAAGTCTAATCGCCGTTGCTGATGCATACATTGATCGTGTGGTCAGTCTTAGTAAATCAAATAATCCAAAGGAATACAACGATGGACCTCTTTAACGGCACGACTGACAAGAGTAAAGACTATGTCCCTGATCGATTTGAAAGAGAGATCAGGGTAGGTAACCATGTTATTTATTCTAAAGGTGGAATGGATGGACGAATTTATGTAGGAATTTGTCTCAAAGTTCTACCAGTTACAAAGAAGAGATGTAATGCAAAAGCTGAGTTAGGGCTCTTCTACCTAGGTGACGAGAGAATAGACCAAAAAGTTCTGTTTAAGGTAACCCCTTTTTCTAAACGGACCCTCATCCTAGCTGAGGACTGGCTACCAGCAGAAAAAAGGTACAACGGACCACCTCTAGAAGAGGTGCAACTTGTTGAAAAAGAAGGGAGATACCTCCCAAGAGACCTTTAAATAATAATCACCCCCCGCTTAACGGTGGGGGTGTAATACTAGAAACTACCATAGGAGGACTAATGAATTCATCCGAACTACCTACTTCTTACCAAAAGTTTATTGCCCTTTCTCGTTATGCTCGATGGATTGAGTTCCTCCAAAGGCGAGAAAACTACCATGAAACGGTAGATAGATACATTGATAATGTTGTCACCAGTGTTATGAGGGGTCACATTGGCGAATTAAGCCAAGAGGACCTTGATGTGATCTCAGAACTACGACAAGGTATTTATGATCTTGAAGCCATGCCTTCTATGAGGGCAATGATGACAGCAGGACCTGCTCTAGATCGAGATAACACGGCTGGCTTTAATTGTGCTTTTCTTGTTGTTGACAACATCCATTCCTTTAGAGAAACTATGATTATCTTGTCAAACGGTACAGGTGTTGGTTTCTCTGTAGAAAATAAGTTTGTGTGTGACCTTCCTGAAGTTGCAGAGACTATGACAAAAGTCCCTACACAAATTATTGTAGAAGACTTCAAAGAAAGTTGGGCGGATGCTTTGCATCAGCTTATATCCCTACTCTTTTCTGGCATTGAGCCTAGCTGGGACACAACTCGTGTCCGTAAAGCTGGTACCCCACTAAAAACTTTTGGTGGACGTGCTAGTGGACCTGAACCGCTAGAAGATCTTTTTCATTTTGTTGTTAAAGTGTTTCGTGAGGCGAGAGGTCGCCAACTTAAAACACAAGAGTGTCATGACATAATGTGCAAGATTGCTCAAGTTATTGTTGTTGGTGGAGTCCGTCGATCCGCAATGATCTCGCTTTCCGACCTTGATGACGCTGAGCTTCGCATTGCTAAAGAGGGTGAATGGTATATTGTACATCCTGAACGTGCTCTGAGCAATAACTCAGTTGCATATGACCATAAGCCAAACGAAGCCACTTTCTGGGAAGAATGGCAGGCCTTGATTAAATCTGGTTCTGGTGAGAGGGGTATCTTCAACAGAGAAGCGGCACAAAGGATTATTAAAAAACACGGTCGTCGTATGACCCATGCTACAAGTGCTAATGACCCAAGTCGTTGGGAAAAGATTAACTTTGGCACAAATCCGTGCAGTGAAATAATCCTTCGTCCTTATCAGTTCTGTAACTTAACAGAGGCTGTTATACGGCCCAAAGATACCGTTGAAGATATTAAAGAGAAGATCCGCAAAGCGGTAATTCTTGGTACTATCCAATCTACTCTAACCCATTTCCCTAATTTACGTAGTATCTGGAAAAAGAATACTGAAGAAGAAAGACTCCTAGGCGTGTCTCTTACTGGTATTATGGATAACCCTCTAATGACTCGTAAGAACTCTGGTCTGGAGGCAACCCTTGATTACTTCAGGAAGTATGCTGTAGAGGTAAACCGTATTTGGGCAAATAAGCTAGGCATTAATCAGTCTGTTGCTATTACTTGTGTAAAGCCTAGTGGTACAGTGTCTCAAATGGTAGATAGTGCCTCTGGCATCCATACTCGTTTTGCTCCATACTACCTTCGTACAGTACGAAATGATAACAAAGACCCTGTTACCCTTCTTATGAAGGATCAAGGAGTGTACTGGGAGCCTAATGTTATGGAGTTTTTCAGTAAAGGTGGGCTTGCTATCGTGGAAGACTATGAAAATCTTTCTAAAGACGAAGAAGGGAAAATCAATAACAACAGCTATGTCTTTGATATTAAGACTAAAACTCTTTTGAAAGAATATCAAGTAGTTGGAGAAGAAGAGTATAGCAGCACTGTATTCTATTTTCCAATGAAAGCGCCAGACAAAGCCGTCTTTAGGCATGATATAAATGCTATCGATCAGCTTAAGACTTGGCTTGTTTACCAAGACCACTGGTGTGAGCACAAACCATCTGTGACAATTTCAGTTGAAGATCACGAATGGGAAGAAGTAGGAAAATTTGTCTATGAGCACTTTGACAAGATGTCTGGTGTTTCTTTCTTGCCTTACGATGGCGGGACTTATCAGCAAGCTCCTTATGCTGAAATCTCTGAAGAAGAATACAGAGAATGGAGCCGTGAACGTAGTGTAGAGGTTGATTGGTCTCTACTTTCATTTTATGAAAGCACCGACATGACAAAAGGTAGTCAAGAGCTAGCTTGCGTCGCTGGAGGTTGCGAAATCTAAAGGAAAATATTAAACATGTATAATGAACATGTCCCTCTTATTGCACAGCAAGCGAAGTCTATTGAAGGCTTCCTTGCTGTGTGTAGGTTTACAATGCATTCAATTCGACGCCCTTTTAACAGAATTGATGTAGATAACAAAATTACCTCAACAACAGAAGAAGGTTGGTCACATCTTGTTGACAACGTTGATAAGTACTTTGAAGCTGCAACAAGCGAAGAGTTTTGTCTCACTGATAGGTTTTACCACTTGCTGGATATAAAGGGTCTGAATCTTACAAAAGTTGGTTTTGTTCTGCAAATGTGTGGGCACCCCATAGGTTGCATTGATACACATCACATACAGGACTTTAACAAAAAGCACAAGTTTGAACTACCTAGTTCCCGTCCCTACAAAAGTATTAGGTGGGAGACAATATCAAAGTTATCAGACAGGGTTTTGAAAGCAAATAAAAAGCCAAATTACGATAATTCCCCCTACCCTAATTACGAATACAACGTTTGGCGTAATCGCGATCTTGTAACTAGATATATCGGTCTATGTTATCACGAGCCAATGAAGAATCCAGAACACATGTGGAACTCTTGGTGTGATAAGATTGCTATTAAATACAATAAAGACTACAAAGATGGATACCAAGTATCCGCACATCATCTCTCTCACATTATAGGATTCCGAAAGGAAATTGAAAATGGAAAGTTTGGAACCTCACTACTCTGGTCAAACAAATCAAATAATCAAGACAAATTCGAAGCTGCGTTGTGTGCTGTCTGAAACTCAATTCTACGAGAAAGGGGCGTTGTATGACGTGTACAACGTAAAGCATGAACACGGTGAGAAAAATGCTCGTAGGTTCGTACAAGGATCTGACGGTATCTACGACGATGTGGCTATGACTGTATCTAAATTCAAAGAGGAAAAGAATGGAAAACGAAACAAAGGGGCCTGCGACAAGTAAAGTCAAGCGTAAACCGGGACGGCCAAAGAAAGGGGATGAAGATCCAAAGATCCCTCAAAGAAAAACAGCAAGGAGAAAAATGGTATTGAAACGAGACAATGAACGAATTGTCCAAGACGTTATCAAAAGTTTGGCCGGGCGTAAAGAGGATCTTACAGTCGAAGTCTATATGTGTGACCCAATCACTCTTCTTCTTCTTCCCAAACTGGTAACTTCTCTCTCTTCTAACTCTCTTATTCTATTTACTGATCCTGATGATAACCAATCAACAGTTATGAATAGGACGATTCACGGTTTGTCTAATACTCTGGATCGTGTAGAGTTCTTACATCCATCACAAATGGGAATTGGATATGGAGAAATCCTAATCTTTGGTGAAACTGATTCAGTTAAGAAATTTCTGAAGATGCGGAAAAATGACTACAACTATGAGGATCACTACAGTGAAATTATTGTGGCAGAGGAATTCTGATGAGTGATAATACAGAGACTCTTCTTGTTGAGAGGGAAGGGAAGTTTATCAAAGCTGAATTCGTTAGGGGAAGTATGAGCGGAAATTTGTCATACTTCTTCTCTGACATTATAACTGTGAAATATAAAGGTCAAGAGTATGATTTGAGATGGAATAAATTTGAATCAGACTATAGGGGGATTGTAGATGGGAGATCTGTTATCTTACTCTAAAGAAGATTTAGTAGTATTCACAAAAAAAGAATATTGCCCACACTGCAATGATGTAAAGAGAATTCTTCGAGAACTCGAATTTGAATTTACTGAAGTTAATGCAACATCTATCCGGCCACTCTTTGTGGCAAAACACAGAACTGTTCCTCAGGTGTATTCTAAAGGGTTGTGTATAGGTGACGCAGACTCTATTTTCCTCATCTACAAGACTTACTCTTTAGAAAATGCTAGACGAATCATAATTGAAGGAATCTATCCAAAATGAAGTTGATGCAAGAAGAACGTGATGTACGTACGAGCGTGTCTCAAGAAGGTCGTTTCAAAATTGCTGAGAATGGAAAGGCCTTTAAGGCTCTTATTGACGGTCTATACTCCCGCAAGGCGGAATCAATTACTAGGGAGATCTGGTCTAACGCTTACGACGCTCATACAGAACGTGGTAACAAGGACCGCCCCTTTTCTGTTACGTTTCCTAGTTTGTTCAACAACGAGTTTAGGGTGCGTGATTATGGCTATGGATTGTCTCATGAAGATGTCATGGGACTGTATACAACTGTGTTCCAATCTACAAAAGAGGATACAAACTCTCAAACGGGCAAGTGGGGTCTTGGTTCTAAATCGCCTTTCTCCTACACTGACACATACGGGGTTACATCTTGGCATGATGGAAAGCGTAGGGTCTATTCAGCAGTAATTGGTCGAGACGGTGTACCAACCATTAACTTGATGCACGAGGAAGACTCTAATGATGAAACTGGTCTAGAGGTAACTTTCCCTGTTGATGCTAGAGACGTTCAGTCTTTCCGGGATGCTGCTGAGTGGGTTTCTCTCGCCTATGACCCTATCCCAGAGGGGTTTGAGCCTAAAAAGCGTATCAAATATGACATTGATAAAAAAGGTCTTTACAAGATAGGCAATTTCTGTGATAAAAACGGAAGCCCCGTAGGGATAGGGTATAACGAAACCATTGTTTTTGCTAAAATGGGTACCGTTCTTTATCCTATCAAGCCTAACGATTATGTTTCTTCTTCCGAAATTATTACTCTAACAAAACTTTGTGGTCGTGATGACATTATTGTCCTACCCTTTGAAATGGGGGAACTTGAGATAACTCTGTCTCGGGAGGAGCTATCTTTCGGTAAAGATGAACCTACTGCTGACTCTATTAAAAAGAGAATTAATGAAGTATCAGATGTAATCTTAGAGGATACTCTTGAAGTAGTAAACAAATTTAAAACGCTTGAAGAAGCTAACAAATACTTTCGGAGTAGAGTTTCACATAACTATTTTAAGCAACAATACTTCACTTCTGCCAGTTCAATAGTAAAATTTAGTACTAACTCAAACCTAGAAAAATATGACCCAAAGAAACCGCAATATGGGAATGCTACTGTTTACAAAGAAGGTAGGTTTACTTCTGTTTGGGGCAAATTACTCAATTCCCATATTCTAACCGAGCTAGACCAATTTTCTTTTGCTTGGATAGATCATAAAGCCACAGCCAACGCAAAAATTACTAAAACAAATCATTTTACTGATTCAATTTACCGGCTTACCACAGATCCAATTCTTATTATATCCGATCAAAGGAAGGGAGCGCCCCAAGCAAAGCATAATGCCAGACGTGTACATAAGTACCTAACGGAAAAAGGTTTTAGTCGAGCTTCCTATGTTGAAATAACGGACGACAACGAGAAAGAAGCTCTGGATCAGATAAAGACCTATAAGTCTAGGCGTGCAAAAGAGAATAGGGGAACTATTTTTACCCACGAAATAGACTACACCCATCCTAAAAAGGGGAGGTCTCGTGTAAAACTCAGGGAACTGAAAGGGAATGGCAGCTTCCGTGGTTACGATACTACACTTGAACCTGAAGAATTTGATGAGGGTGGTTACTATCTTCGCATGTTTAGAAACGATATCCAAGACGGGGCTTTCAAGGAAAATTTTCTTCTCCCTAACTGGAAAAGTATTCTTGGGCTAAGTCCTGATGATAAAGTTGTTATTGTTCCTAAAACTATGTGGAGTCGATTTGATAAAGACCCAGATTGGATTAATCTTGATGTCACTGCTAAAGAGGTAATTAATAGTGGAGAATACAAACGTCTTGTTAATCTGAGGCATTGCATAACTGCAAAAAATCGTATTAGTAATATCATAAATTCCTCTTACAATTCTTACACACTTCCGTTTTGGCCAAGCAGGCATATAAATGCTATAAGGCCAATCTATGAAAAACTTGAGAAAATTACCGCATCTATAACGAGGGATGATCTACACAAAATTAACTCAGTTAGGGCTGATGTTAAAGAGTCAGGACATCTTGTTTCTTACGATCGTATCATTGAGGCAATCTCAAAAGAACGATCTTCCCTGTTTCCACTCCTATCTAAACTGAACGGATGGAATAAAGATACTGTTAAGCAGTATGAAGACCTAGTCATGAACCAAAAAGGAAAGTTTTAATGCAATACCCCTATACCTACACCCCGAAAGCAATCTCTATCTTCTTTAACGGCAAGTCGCATAACATCCCAAGTGACTCAAAGAACTTTGATGAGCTTTGTAAACACCTTCTTTACGAGCCTCATGACCCTGAACTTATCACCAGTTTGATTGACCGTGGTCTTGCAATGTCTAAGTTTGCAGAAGGTTCTGACATTAATGTTGACCTTGAAGCACAAACTATCACCTACAAGGGTGAAGAGCTTCATGGTGTTCTCGTAGATAAGATGCTTGATCTTGCTAGCGAAGACGCTGACATTGAGCCCTTGGCTAACTTCCTTCGCAACATTGACCAGAATCCTAGCTACAACTCTCGTCAGTCTCTGTTTGCATTCCTTGAGCACTGGATGGCTCCTATCACAGAAGATGGGCACTTTGTGGCCTTTAAGAACGTTCGCGAGAACTACCATGACATCCACTCAAATACATTTGACAATAGTCCGGGTAAGGTGTGCGAAGTTTCTCGACATCAGGTTGATGACAACATCAATAACACCTGCTCGCAGGGTCTCCACGTTGCAGCTACCTCTTACCTGAGTCATTTCTACTCTAACGGTAGTCGTACTGTTGCAGTTAAGGTAAACCCGGCAGACGTGGTTGCTGTGCCGCCGGATTACAACAATGCCAAGATGCGTTGCTGCCGGTACGAGGTTCTTGAAGAAGTTGAGCCTAATAGTCTTGAAGAACGCTCTACAAGGGTCGTTTATGATCGTGATTACGATCAGGCCCCGAGTCATCGGGCGTTCCGAGTCTAATCGTCGGAACTGGTAATAAAACATTGGTCATCCCTCTTTCTGAGGGGTGGCCTACAAAACCAAACCTGTAAACTGAACTCCTATAAAGGACCAGACCAAATGACAAACTTCAAACTTTTTGCTAACACAGTAAACAAGAGCTTCGACAAAATGTCTAAAGGTGAACTATTCGTTGTTGACCTAGAACTTCAGGACTTTGGTGAAAAAGAGGTGTACGCCAAGAACGACTACGGGCGTCCAGCCTATGACCTCGGACCAATCAAAGACAAGTATGAAGAAAAAGATTTCTTTGACTTTTACCTCGACGCGTTTACCGGGAAGGAAAACCCCATCTTCCGTACACGTACGTTCCACGATGGTTCATATGATAAACAATTTATTCGTCGAGTTGGCGGCGTCATATCCATTGATCCGAAGACTTTTGAGAAAACTACTGTATGGGATAACTGTAGTAACCTTCCAGAGCCTTACAACAGAATAGCGAAGGCAATGAGGAGTATTGTAAAGTCCACGCCGATCAAATCTATCTTCCGATCCTCTGAATGGAAGGTGTCGGTGCCCTCTAACAAGAACCTTGATCCGGATGGTAACGTGGAAACCTTCTACCATTTTCACGCTAGCATCGACAAGGCCCATTACCATAAGTCTCCGGGGGATCCACAGGGGAAAGTCAAATCTCTTTATGGGGTTTTTAAACGATCAATGGACGAATTCACCATTGATGCTCTTGAAACAGTAAAGGATTTGATTGACGAAAACAGTCTCTACCGAGGTCAAGAGCATAAGAAAAAAGTTAATGACATGCTCAAGGCAAAAAAAGATTTTAAGAATAAGCTAGTTTCTTCACAAAAGGATAGTTTCCTGTGGCATGTAGCAGCAACAAACCCCGGCCTCGCTTCCTTCCGAAATACCTCAATTGGTACTCTTGTTACAGACTTGTCCAAGGGTAAAGAGGTTGAATCAGCGGTAAAGTCTTTTGAAAGTAAAGTTGCTCCTCAAAACTACAAGCGTCCTAAAGCTTTGATCACCCAACGTATGGTTGATGATGCTGTTAAGACTCTTAAAGAGCTTAACATGGAACACGCTGTTGATCGTAGGCTTGCTCGTGCTTCAGATATGAACGTTAACGACGTTTTGTTTGTTGACCGGGACACTGGTAAACAGATGATCGGTGGTTCTGTGATTAATGATTTGCTTTCTTCTGAAGTTAAAAAGACAGACTTTAGCATCAAGAACGCTAAGCCGATTCCAGCAGAGGACTTCATTGAACATGTTGTTCCTCAGGCCAATAAGATTGAAGCCTTGGTTCGTAACGATCATACGGCTAACTTCATGACAGTTACCGCTCCCAAACACGGTGACTCCGGTGGTCTCTTTAGCTGGAACAATGACTTTGGTTGGGCCTACAACGGTGGTATCACTGATTCTGATCTCCGCCGTGAAGTTGCTGCACGAGGGGGTTCGGTTAATGGTGACTTCCGGTTCTCTCACTCTTGGAACCACGAGGGTCGGCGTAATGCCTCCCTTATGGATCTTCATGTTTTCCACCCCGGAAATAGCAAGAGGGCTTTTGAAGTTGGTGACAAGTATGGTAACAACGAACAGCGAGTAGGCTGGAACAAACGTCAACATTCGCAAACAGGAGGAGTTCAAGACGTAGATTACACTTCAGCTGCGCCAAGTGGCAATGTACCAGTTGAGAACATTACTTACCCGTCTCGTAGTAAAATGTCGGATGGTATATATCGTTGTGCCATTCATAACTGGAAACTTCGTTCTCCTACAGAAGGTGGCTTCAAAGCCGAGATTGAGTTTGATGGTCAGGTCTTTGAATATGACTATCCTAAAAAACTTGGTCACAAAGAATGGGTTCTTGTTGCTGAGGTAACCCTAGAAAATGGTGTGTTCTCTATCGCTCACAAGATCCCTTGCTCTTCTCAGTCTTCTAAAGATATTTGGGGAGTAGATACAAACAACCTAGCAACGGTTCGTACTATCATGAACTCACCTAACTACTGGGGTAATAATAAGGCTGGTAATAAACACACCTTTTTCATCCTCGACGGGTGTGAGATTGATGAGGAACCTCGTGGTATCTTTAATGAGTTTCTAAGTCCAGCGCTTTATAAGCACCGTAAGGTGTTTGAAGTACTTGGAAACAAGACTAAGTGCGAGCTTGATCCCGACCAGCTTTCTGGTGTTGGATTTTCTCATACCAAAAAAGCCGAAATCGAACTTTTGGTAACAGACAACAAAGGTAAGAAAACCGCTTACAACGTAAACTTTGGATAAAGGAATCAAAACCATGACTAATCTCTACAAACGTGCTGCAAAAGAAAACTGGCGCTTCAACTCCACTAAGGGTCAGATGACCGTTGAGGATCTGTTCAAGTTGGCTCTGACTTCTCAAACAGGTGCTGCTTGCCTTAATAAGGTGGCAATTGATCTTTCTCGTCAGATTCGTGAAACGGGAGAAGAGACCTTCGTTGATACTGGGTCTAACCCCCAGTTGACTCGTTGGAAAGATCAGCTTGAGCTTGTTAAAGACGTAATTGCTGATAAGCAAGACGAAAACGCTGCTCGTCAAGATGCCCGCGCTAAAGCTGAAAAGCGTCAGAAGCTTCTTGAGATCCTTGATAAGAAACAAGAAAACAAACTGGAAGGTCTTTCCGAAGATGAAATCCGAAAGCAACTTGCCGAACTTTGATCTTCTTAGTCTGATGAATAGGAGCGCTAGAAACTCTGATGCGTATCTTAGTTTACATGCGCTTGGCGCTGCTAGACATTACAACACTATGTTTAACTCCTACAAACAGGAACTGATTTCACGCGGGGTAAAACTCGCGTGGGATCAAAAAGGTTTTGCAACTATAGTAAGCAAGGAAAAAAAACAATGCACTGGTGTGATAAAGCCGAACTAGAACTTGAACAAGAGCTTGAGGATGGCCTTATAACTCAGGAAGAGTTTAATGAGTATATAAGAGACCTCAAGCAAGAACTCAGAGAAGCAAGAGAAGAGGCTGCAGAAGCTGCATTTGACAACTACTACTGACTATACTGTATACTAAATCAACAGAAGGAAGCCATAACAATGGTGAAAAAGACAGAAGAGTATTACATTTGTGATAGGTGTAATATTAAAATGGAGAGACCTATGGTAGGGTGCGATCTGGCAGGTTGGGTGGCTTTAAATTGGACAGATCTTTGTTGTTCCTGTAACTTTCACCTTGAAAACCTAGTCAAGGACGAGCAGAAAAAACAACGAAAAACAAGGGCAAAACTATGAAGATTGATCTAGATAGGATTAAGCCGGTGGGTGGTAGCCGACTCACCAAAGAAGAATGTCTTAGGCGCATCAAAGAATGCCAAGAGGCTAACATGATCCATGCTGTCGAAGCGTTAAAAGAAGAAATGAAAGGTTACTAACTTATGGCTTATATGAATTATAACTGGGATCTTGTGAGCAACCTATGCTTTGTTTTTGGTTCTAACCTCGCTGGTTATCACAGTGCAGGGGCGGCTTACTATGCACATCAAGGCCTTGGAGCAGCTTGGGGTGTAGGGACTGGCCGTACTGGCCGGTGCTATGCTATCCCTACTAAAGACGGGAGTATGCAGACTTTGTCTCTCGATAAAATTGAGAACTTTGTCTATAGGTTTATCAAGTATGCTGAGGCTCGCCCCGGTCTCTTGTTTGTTATCACACCGATTGGTTGTGGTCTGGCTGGCCATAATCGAGAGGACATCATGCAGCTTATCATAGATCAAGGAGGTCCTCTCCCTAACATGGTCTTTACAGCAAGCTGGGTGGATCTGGACGTAATCTAAACACATAGGATAAGGAGAAAATCAATGGCTGGTGGAAAATCTGGAATTGGTAAAGCAAAGGCACGTCAGAGCAGCCACAAGAGTGCTCTTGGAATTAACGCTAGGCAGAAAGCCGGGCTTCCGGCTAAGTCTGGTCGTCGTCGATCGCCTAACATTCGTTCTGAAGTTGATCGGCATGGTAAGCGGAATTGGGTTACTGCAACCCCCAATGAAGTCCATGCTAACAACAAGAAGAATCACCAGAAGTCCCAAAGCGTGGCTGTGTAATGGTGTATGAGGATCTTGGTCCATTTAAGACAAAGGAGGACGCCCTTGTGGCGTCTTCTAACTACCTGAGAAAGTATCCTGCGCAAGGCTACGATACTATAACCCGCAAACCATATATGTCTCCGAGAGATAACAAGTGGTATGCGATAGTTTCGAGAGGAAACAACTGTGATTGAATCTTACAAACCTAACAAAAAATCTTGGCTATTTGTTAAAGGCTATGAAGAAATTTTTGAGAAAAGGAGACAAAACTACGTGGCCAAACCGCCCGGCCTTATCAATACAAAGTACCGGTCTATCAAATACAATTTCTGCCCTAGGGTGGATTACAGTAAGGTGAAAAACTATGACAATTGCTAAAATAACTGATAAGGAATTTAATCAATGGATGGCCGCACTCCGCAGTGGTAAGTACCAGCAAATACAAGGGACACTTATGGGTGTTTCAGAGTTTGGTAAGACAGGTTATTGCTGCCTTGGTGTACTTAATGATTTGTTTCATCTCGGCCCTATGGAAGTTGAGAGTCTTAATAAAAGTGGTTTTACTTTTGAAGGACACGAGATAACCTATGACCACATAATGAAATTCACCCAAGACTCAAAAATATCAAGAATTGCTACAGAAATGAATGACAAAGGTAAATCCTTTAGTGAGATTGCAAATGCTCTAGAAGAATACTATTATAGCAAAGGAAAACCTAAATGAAAAACCTAACACAAGCAGATGTCGCCCGCCTTGAATGCGCGCTGGAAGTCGTCCGATCTGATCGGGCTGTTGCCCGTGTTGGTGCAGCCGTCACACGTTGGCAAAACGCTTGGCGTGTTCCCGGCGGTCGAAACCAAAAAGCCCGGCTGGCGTCTGACGCCCGGCGACAAACGCGGCCTGCGCCTGGCCGCTTTCCTGCAATCCGTTCGGGGCTTCGGCGGTGTCGGTGGGTTTTGTTGCACAGCCGACGATTTTGCAAAATTACTGCTTGACTCGTGCGGTATTAACGGGTAATAGTGGTGCAAGGAAACGGGCAGACGCCCACAACTGGAGAGACCAAGATGAGCATGCAGATTTTGAAATACAGCGTTTACGCAAACGGCATCTTCTGGGGTGAGTTTGAAGGCACGAGCGAGCAAGATGCAATGGAAGTTGCAGCCACACTTCACGGCACGCCATACATTGACGATGACGGCGACGAGTGCCCCGACACCACCGGCATGACCGCCGTTGAAATTGACGCATGACCCCCACCCCCGGCCACGCGCCGGGGACCACACATCAACCAAAGGAACCAACCAAATGAAAAACCTAACACAAGCAGATGTCGTCCGCCTTTTTGAGGATGCAGGTCTGACGATAGACATTCGCGGATCGCTCCGAGTTACCCACAAAACAGGCACATTCCTTTACGATACTGAGGACGAGGACGACCGCGGCGTTTATATCGCAATGCACCAAGACACCATTGACGCCGATGAAAAATACCGTGCAGAAGAAGAGAAGCGCGCAGCGGAGGAAGCCAAACTGAAGGCCGCGTTCTTGGAAACGGATGAAGGAAAGGAGTGGGCGGAGAAAAACGCATTCCCTACCATTGACGTTTCTAGCGGGTCTGAGACGTATTTTACGGGCATATTTGTTAACTGTGCCGACCTTAGCGGCGGCAAGCCTTGGCTGAAATAACTAAGTCCATTTAAATAACAACGGAGAGAGACCATGTCCGACTTCGCCACGCGCCTGTTCCTGATTATGGACCGCCAGCGCGACGATCAACACAAGGAGACAGACAGATGAAAGAGCAAACTCACAATTTCGGAGACGGCAACGGCCCCGTTCCTGCGCACAGGCATATTAAAGGCAACGGGTGGGTGGCTGATACGGCTAACGTACATAATAGCGCGTACATTGGAGAAGATGCGCTGGTCTACGGCAATGCGCTGGTCTACGGCAATGCGCTGGTCTCCGGCGATGCGCTGGTACACGACAATGCGCTGGTCTACGGCAATGCGCGGGTCTACGGCGATGCGTGGGTCTCCGGCAGTGCGCGGGTCTACGGCAATGTGCTTGTCTACGGCGATGCGCGGGTCTCCGGCAATGCGCGGGTCCGCGGCGATGCGCTGGTCTACGGCAATGCGCTGGTCTCCGGCGATGCGCGGGTCCGCGGCGATGCGTGGGTCTCCGGCAGTGCGCGGGTCTACGGCAATGCGCTTGTCTACGGCGATGCGCGGGTCTCCGGCAATGCGCTGGTCAAGCGCGGGGTGTACACGTCTACGCCTACAAGCATAACCCGATCAGATGGGTACATGTTCACCTTGCAATCGGACGGATCGATTGTCGCTGGGTGCCGCGACTTTACGCCTGACGAGGCGAAAGCCCATTGGGGCCACCCTAAGCACCACAAACATCGTGAAAGCATGGCAATTGTCACCGCTCTGAATGCAATCGCTGCCGAGCGACAGTAAACTCAACGGGGCCAAGCGCCCCCATTACCACAGGAAGAAAGAGAAATGAACATCACCGAGACGGCCAAGCTGTACGCCGCCCAAATAAGCCCTGAGATTGACGCGCATGCTGCCCGCGCCTGTTCCTCTTCCCGCAGCGGGTTGGCTGATGCTGGTGGGGCTAGGCGCGCTTTTGATAAAAGGAAAATCCTATACAACATGAAAGCGTCTGAGATCAGACTTATAGACAAACTAGAAGAAGGACTACACAATGGAAACAGTACC